ACCAATCCATACATGACCTGGTAATATATTAGGAACATCATTTGACCGACCAGCACCTAAAACATATCCAGAGCCGTTTGTGTTACTTACTTTTGTTACAATACCTAAGTTTTGTATTAAATTGCTACCCGTTGGTTTTGTTCCAGTATATCCTCCATTTTCCCCTACATATACAATTTGTCCAACTTCAAATGGTGAAGTATCAACACCTTGTATAAATCCTACAGCTAATGCTTCTCCTTCAGCTTCATCTGCTAAGGTTTCATTTAATATAAATGTTGCCGGCATGGTAGACGCAACTGATGATGATGCTGCAATAATGCCTACAACGTTACCCATTGCTCCGGAAGCAGTTGCATGCACTGGAGTACCTTTTTGTAGAGTTCCTCCAGAAACGTTTTTTACAATAGCAACAATTTCTTCTGAATATCCAAATGATAGATTGCCTAAGCCGTCTGTTTTGATGATTTGTCTATCATCGCCTAAATTAGTAGGATATATATTACCGCTAGCGGTTAATGCTGTAGTTATGTTTAACGAATTTAACGCAGCATCGCTACCTGATACTATGACTTTTTTCCAATTTGGCATATTATTTCCTTATCATATTGTGGTTAGATACATACACTTATGCCGTGTATATGCCTACTTCCTTTCGGCCAACAATATATTTAATATAAATATGTTATTTGTTTGTTTTAGATGGTATTGAAGCTTGTTTTATTTGTTCTTCAATTTTTGCCTGGAGTTGTGCTAGAAATTGTGCATCTGCACCGCGTATTGTTAATGCATCTAAACCTGCTCGGATAAGTTGTAATTCTGATAATTCGTACATAACTGATTATTGATTTGAATATTGTTGTTGAAGTTTATAAACTAATGCATATAAAGTTTCTACATGTTCACCTTTAAATGTAGAATCTTTAATTATTGTTAATAATAATTCTATTTCTTGTTTAGATAAAGAAAAAGCATCTCGTTCTGGTGATTGAGATGCTTCTATATTCGGTTGATTTGTTATTTTATTTAAAAGACTCATAACTTTATTATAAATAAATTTATGCATAAATCCAAATTTCACTATCATCAGTATCAATATGAATTGTACCTAAACCATATATGTTACCACCATAAATTGGAGCTGTACTTGCTGCAGTTTGACCAGTTCCTGTTTGAACGGCTCCTACGTATACAGCTGGAGTGAATCCAGATGAATCTGCACTAAATGATGATGTAAATCCCCAACGCGTTGCAGTTGAATCATATCCAAATAATTCACCAACGTTTTGAGTACCTTGTTGTACAACGATACCACCATCGCCAGTTGTATTAGATCCGGATGCAAATAGTACAAAACGGTCAGCTACTAATAAATTTTGAGTATCTTGAAATGAAGCAGTTCCTTGCACTGTTAAATCGCCGTTAACAGTTAAATTATTACCAATTATTACATCATTAGGTAATCCAATAGTTAATGTATTACCAGCGGCAGTTGTTTCAATTTCATTAGCAGTACCTGTAATTGTTAAATCTTCAGTTTTAAGATCAATTGAAATTCCCGAACCATCAGATCCTGAAACGTCTAATGTAGTAACTAAGCCTGTTAATCCGGAGCCGTCGCCTACAAAAGACCCAGTAAACGAACCAGTTAATGATGAATTTGCACCTGAAAGTTGAATTGAAGTAGTACCAGTTACAGCTGTTCCATTGTCTGATAACGATGAATTTTCAAATTTTCCATCCGTATCATTCCATTTAGTAATAGCATTTGCTGATAATTGAGCAGCGCCTGATACAGCAACGGTAACTGCGGCACTTCCATCATATGTAAATGTACTAATACCTTCGCCTTCTGTAAGTGCAAAACCATTAGATGCTATTACTCCTGTTAATCCTGAACCGTCTCCTGTAAACGATCCGGTAAAAGATCCAGTTAAAACAGCGCCAGACTGTCCATTTATTAAATAATTACTGTCATTGTTAAGTTGAGATATATTACTCCCCGAGACGATGACCTTTTTCCATTCTGCCATTTTTTATCCTTTTTTTTTATTAATAAATATATGCATAGTTTATTATAATCCTACAAACATTGAAGAAGATGTAAAATAAATTCCTCCATTTGGAGCTGGATTAGATAATTCTGAGCTTTGTGTTGCTAAAACTAATACGCCATTATCTAATATTTTAAATAATTCTAGACTAGAAGAGGTTATTAAAAATGCAGCTGAGCCTGTTTGTACCGTTGCAACAACAGTATCTTGTATAATAAAATTATTAGGCTGAACATATGATGCAGTTAAGGCAAATGATGATGTAATATCATACAATAAACCTGGTTGTAATTGTCCTGGCTTAAACTGTCTCATTATTGCCATCTCCCTTTAATAATTACCGTGTCAGTAGGATCTATACCATATCCTAACAAGGCAGTATTAAACGTGATTGTTTGCGGCGTAACATCACTAGGAGTCCATGTATATGCAGCTTTATCAATGTATTGTCCATTGATGTATATGTCAAATTCATTTTTCGTAGCTACTAAAAAATTGTTTGGATTAATTGCAGCATACGCATTAACCGTAACGGTAGTTGCAGATGAATATGTAGCTTGATACTCTGTTAAATTTATCAAATACGTCATGATTGATGCATTGATAGTTGTTGATGCTCCTCCGCCGGTGACTACAATGCTACCCCCAGATAATACATTGCCACTTTGTTGTAATACTTGTTGCGGAAGTGTTGTAGTTAAAAATATATTCAATTCTCCTACATCAACTACAACGTCAAATTGTACTTTTTTAACTGAATACATTTTTTTAATTGTTTCCAATCTTGCTTCTTGTCCCGCTAATAATGTTGCTTGTACTGTTAATGGAACGGTTGCTCTGACTAAACGGTCTTCACCGGTGGTGTTTACTGTTTCAAATGATAATGACCCCATCGATGTTGCAAATTTATTTGCTTCATTTCCCCAAGCAAACCGGTTATATGGTAAAATTTGATCTATTACATCATTCATTTGTGTTGTAAAATCACACCATAACATCATTTCATATTCTACAGTAACATATTTAGGAATATCAACTACGTATATTTTATTTGAATTTGCCGGTACATTGTCAGGTATTGGAAATAATTCATCTTCATATCGATTACGTTCATTGTATTTTGTACGATATATTATTTGATTTTGAGCTTGTGGCCAATTAACATCTAAAGTACGATATGAATCTCGTTCTGCAACATTACTGCGTTTCAACATGATCATTGGAGATTGCAATTTGCCTTTTTCATCTCGTATATATCCTAAACGCTGTACATTATCCCATTTTTCGCCGGCTGCAAAAATTACTGGTATATTAATTAATTCTTGATTAGATTTAATTTGTGGTTGTATTTCATTTTCAATGTACCATTTAATTGCATAATCTACATCAAATAAAGTTCTACGAGGCGTTTTAATAACATCATCATCTCGACGAATTTGTTCAGCTCGATTTAATATGCGATCACCATGTATGCTTTCAACCCGGCCCGGTTCTGGTTTGTTTGTTCTTCGATCAATATTTTGTCTGTTCAATCTAGGCATCAATATCCTTTAGGTATTTTATTATCGCCACCTCTTCTAATATCTTTAATTCCTTGTGGTGTTTGTGATGTAACATGTGCATCGCAAACTATCGAAACGCTGTATCCATGATTAGATCCATTAGGCCATGTTTCTGGATTTTTTCCTGTAAAATATTGATTTGCATCAACATTATCAATTTCAAAATATTCATTATCCCAAAGAATAATATCTCCCGGCTGTGGATATAATCCGATACGTTCTAATAAATCTCTAGAAATTGCAAACTTACCGGTTCTGGTATATGAATGACCATAATCATCCATTACGCTAGATTTGTCATCTTTAGTTATTAAACAAGGTATTAATACGGAATCATAATATGATTTGCGTTCAGCTTCACCGTATATATTTGATTTGCTTTGTTCAACGTTTAGTTTATAAAATTCTATTTCTGTATCTACAATTGCGTTGATTATTTCAGCATTGATAGAAGCTAAAAATTTAGCATCTCGTATTCCTCCAAAAAGTGCCATACTTTACCTCCTTATCCAACATAAATACGTAATGGAGCTTTTGCTAACAATTCCATCATTTGGGTTGCTTCTGCATTTTGACGTGTCAACATTTGCTCTTTTGTTAGTTTTTCTAAAAATTCTCGTAATTGAGTTATCAATTCACCTTTTTCTGTTTGACCTTGTGAAACTAAGTCTGAACCATTAAGTGTTACTTCTCCGTTTGGTATAGGAACTGATGAATATTTATTACGGACATATCCTAACGTTTCTTTTACAAGTGCGGTACCATATCTCAATATCCAACTACGCCCCATATCATTAATACTGCCGTAGGTTTGATAAGTATATGGTATATTTGATGCGTCACTTACAACGCCGTTTAAAAGTGCGGTATTACCAAATAAAAGAGCTCCAGCTGCTTTTTCTTCTTCAAACATGAATTCAAACCAAACGTTGCCGTAATACGGTACTCCTACTTGACCTGGAGTTCCTGGAACAGGATATAAACGAATGTCATCGCCATGGATGTCGAATGAAAAATGTGACTTGCGTATTTGATCATTGAATTCAATTGCTTGAATACGAAGTAAATCTGCATGCATCGGCATCATCATGAAATTAACTGAAGGTGAAAATCCTCCAAAGTCAAATGCATCTAATAAGCCTTGAGAACCTAAACCAGTACCAACAAATGGGTCAAAATATCTAACTATTGCTGGTGGTGGTACATGTATTACTCGACGAATTTCAATTGAACTTGAATCGGATAATGTTTTTCCAATTGCAGCAAATGATTCTGAAACTGCTTGTCGTATACTATATGTTTGTTTTCCGGTAACAATATCGATTGAAGCAGAATACCATTTTGTATAACCTCCAGATTCAGCTTCTTGTCCATATGCTTTACTTAATTTTACAATGTAATTAAGAGACGTTCCTACTTGTTTACCGGTGAAACTTCCATTACCTAGAAATGCAGCTCCGGTTTGAATACCCAATGTATTAATCAAATTATTTACAATGTTTGTTTGATTTACTTGATTTGAATATTCTATAGTAGCCGCTTCAAATGCTGTATAAAAATTTATATCTTCAAGTTCAACATCCATTATTGGATAACCAACGGTACGTGCTGCATATATGGCAAATTTATCTGCATGTGCTTGAAACACCGGATCAGCATCGAAATATCCAAAAGGCGTTGAGCCAGTCGTAAATGATGAACTGCCGGGCCAAATTGGTTTATCTACACTGTAATCAGCCATTTTAAATTCCTTTATATTTACAATTATTAAAATGATATCTCGTCATATTAGGCGATTGTTTTGCTGTTAAATTGCAATATGTACACGTAATGGTTGGTTTAATAGCTAATGTATTTTTATGTTTAATCGATGTTTCTTCACTACGTTTTTTTCCAATATTTGCTAATCTTATTTTATCTATAGTTTGTTCAGAATGTTTTTTATTTTTCATTGGATGATTTTGTTTCAACCATTCTGAATGTTCTGGATTTTTTTTGCCTTTATTTGGATTAATACCATTTTTATAAATTATTGATTTCCCAGTTCGTTGTTGTGTAAAATTTAGTTTCCGTTGCAACGTCCAAGACTTACTTAATTTTTTTCTATGGTCTATCGTTTTTGGTTGTTTCATTAAACTTACATATTCATTTCTATAATATTCAAATTCTCGAGATGAAATTTTATATAAACGTTTTTGAGCTGAATTTTGTAAATTTATCATTGCCCATAGTGCATATTTTATTTTCAGATTCTCTGGATATATTTTACATAGAAGTTTATGTGCTATAAAATGTTCTCTCGCTGTTAATAATACTAAATTTTCTGAAGTATCTAATCCGCCAATACATTTAGGCACAATATGATGTTTTTCATAATATATATCAGTACTTTTTATTCGGTCTTGTAATATAGACCGTTTAATAAGTTGATTATATATTTTTTGATAATCCAAGTTATTTCCTTTTTATATAAATATCAATATGATTCATTTAAGAGTCGCAAAATCTCCGTTAATGCTTCATGTCGATGATTATCTTTTAAAATGATTTCATTAACAAATTTTGAACCTTTAATTTTAGGTACATCATGTATTGCTGAATCATTTTTAAATTTTAAATCTATTTGATGTTTATCTCCGGTTAATATCATTAAACTGTCTTTTCCTAGACGTGATAACACCATTTGTAATTGTTGTTTAGTTAAATTTTGAAATTCATCTACAATACAAATTGCATTGTCAAATGTACGACCTCGGAAGTGTGCTAATGAAACTAATTCAATATTTTCTTCTTTTTCCATTTTGTCTAATATTTCCGGTTTATTGTAAACTTTACGCATATTGCTACGAAGTGGAACTAACCATGGATCCATTTTTTCTGCTAATGAACCGGGAAGAAATCCGTTATCTTCATTTGATACGGTTGGACGTGTTATGATAATTTTATTTACTTGTCGTTTAAAAAACATATCCAATGCAATTTGCACTGCTAATAACGTTTTGCCGGATCCAGCTTGACCTAAAACAAAATTAAACGGCGTTTCGATAATCTTTGCCTTTGCTTGTTTTTGCTCGTCTGATAACGTTATTGTATATTTAATATCATTCTTCGGTGGAGTTTTCTCCTTGTTTTGTGTAGCCATAACTATCCTTGATTTAGTGTAATTTCGTAAGCGTGGATTCTTGCAGTGTCATGTCTTTAAGAGTTTCAATTTTACCTAAACACATTTTTCTAACTGCTGCAAATGATTCCCTTGGAGCATATGGAGTCATAATTTTTATAGTAATACGTTCTTTATCTGGACCTAGGTCTTGTTCGATATGCACCATTAATACTAAACGTACCGCACGTATTCTATCTAATACGTCAATTAAACGACCATCATAACGAATAATCGCTTCCATGGAATATTTGTTTCTTTCTACTGCCATATTCTTTATAATAAATATTTGTACAGTAAAAAAGGGATGACCGAAGCCACCCCTTTTCCTTAATTAGTTAAGTTGTTAAATCATTTAATAATTTATTTAACTATTAAAGAGTTTCTAATCCACGTACATATACTTTACCGTAGAACTCAGGACGAACCACTTTCTTCGCGTAACGTGTCATAACACCTTTACGTGGAGTGAAGTTAACTGGATCATAAACTAATGGAGTCATGATAAGTGGAATATACGGACTAAATACAGCACCCGTTTCAAGGAATTGACTTCCTCTGAAGCCCATTAGAATGATATTTTCTTTCATGTATGGGTTTTTGTATACTGTATAACGATTATTGATTGCACCAATTTTTTGAACGCCGGCAGCAAATTCTAATTTAGTACCATCTGTGTCTGCAGCAAATCCTGGGATAGACTCAAGAATAGTTGCTACTGCAGGAGATGTAACTAAGAAATTAGCACCACCACGTAATGTTTTTTGGTGAATCTTGTTACTTACTTTTTGAAGTTTAGTACCAAGAGTTTAGAACCAACCACCTTGAGTGTTATAGAATCCACCGTTACTTACAGTTTGCGGAGTAAAGTTAGTACCTGTCCAAATTTCATTGTTAATAGCTGACCAATACTCAGTTGTTGGAGCTGCGCTAATCAACATATCAAGGATCTCAAGATCAATTTCCATTGATACATACTCAGAAAGCATTGAAGTCAATTCAGCTTCAGCATCAATTGAATGGTAAGCGTT